GCCTGACGGCAACGCCCTTACGGGCCGCGCTGAGTTCGGAGGCCGGGAGAGCGACGATACCAGGGCCTCCAGGGGGCCGGAGACTGACACTCTCCCTGACCCCCTCATCTACACCCCTGAGCGAGACGCCCAGTACATGGCAGGGGAGCGGTCCGGGGATCTGGTCTACTCCCCTACGATCCATGTCACCGCTGGAACCAGCGACGCAAACGAGATCGCAACCACGGTCGACCGCCGCCTCCGGCAGACGTTCGATCGTCACGCAGAACTCTACTTCGCCCGGCAGCGGAGGAGGGCCGCCCTATGAGCAGAGCGAAACTCACCTCGAGCCAGGGCACGGTGGAGTTCGGGGTCGTCTCTGAGGAGCGGCCGGACTACGTCGCCGACATCACCGAGTACCCGATCGAGGGCGGCAACCAGATCTCGGATCATGCCGCCCTTCGCCCCGTGACGCTGGCGATCGACGGCGTTGTCGCGGGTTCGAGCGCCGCCGGGGTGCTCGCTACCGTTCGGTCCTGGCAGGAGAACCGGCTCCTCGTCACCTACTCCGGACGCGGAACCTACCGGGACTTCGTGATCCGGGAGTTCCGGCCGACGGAGGATGTCGAGGTCGGGGACGGGTTCCGGTTTGCGATGACGCTCCAGGAAGTGCGGATCGTCTCCCCGGCAACAATCCTCCGGGTGAAACGTGACCCCGCTCTCCCGGAGATCGTCGCAGACCAGCAGACCGCAGCGCAGGTGCAACCGGTCACCACAAAGGGGCGGGAGCAACCGCTGGCAGCGCCGATGGGGCTCCCGGCAGGGATGATCGGGTCGGTTGACGCGCTCAAGAGCGTCTTCGGTCGCGGGCCGAAGTGGTCTGATATCTGGGAGGGGCTCTGATGCAGATTCTTCCGATCGACAAGCAGGCAATTCCCTACCAGACCACGATCCGGCTGGCAGGCGTCTCCTACGGCCTGACCTTCCACTACAACCTCCAGGCGGACCGGTTCACGGTCGATCTCTCCCGGGGAGGCGAGGACCTCGTGGCCGGGGAGCCCCTGGTCTACGGCTCGCCGCTCTTCAGCGCCTTCTACGACGAGCGGTTCCCCGGGGTGGCCCTGGTCCCGCTCGATCCCTCCGGCCGGTCGCAGCGGGTCGGGTGGGCTGAACTCGGCGAGACCGTGTTCCTGTACGTGGTCGAGCCCGCGGACGCAGCGGCGGAGGGAGTCATATGAGCGAGTTCTGGATCCGTGAGAGTGTGGTCTCCGGCTGCGGGCGAGAGTTCCGCTACCCGGATTATGAGATTCAGTTCCGGGTAGACTTCGCCAAGGGGGGCGATCCGGACCTCGCGGTCATCGAACTCTACAACCTCGCGCCGGAGACGGAGCAGGTCTTCAAGCACGGGGAGGAGATGGTCCTCCGGGCCGGGTACCAGGGGGATATCGGGATCGTCATGGCCGGCGAGATCCGGCATGTACGGGTGTTCGATGAGGGCGCCGATCGCATCTGCGAGGTCGAGGTCCACGACACGAGCGATGCCTACCAGGGGACGGAGATCAGCGAATCCTACGTCCCCGGCACGGTTGCGTCAGAGGTCCTCGAGCGGATCATCAGCATGAGTGGACTGGAGCTGGGGAAGATCCTGCTCGTCCGAGATGCGGTATACCCGGAAGGCCGGTCGGTCGACGGGAAGATCAAGAACGTCATCGGGGAGATTGCTGTGGATTGCGGCTCCGAGGTCCACGTCACGCACGGGACGATCCACATCCTCCCGCCGGGCGGCTGGCACGACGAGGCGATCCTCCTCTCTCCGAAGACCGGACTGATCGGGTCGCCAAAGCGGATCGAGAGCGACGACGAGAACAGTGCCTTGCTCAGGGAAGCCGAGTCGCTCCTGAACTACCGTATCCGGGCCGGGACGCTGGTGCAGGTCGAGTCGAAGCAGGTTCACGGGCTGTTCGCGGTCGAATCGGGTTCGCACGTCAGTGACGGGAACGAGTTCAAGACCGTCCTGCAGCTCGCAGAGCCGGAGGGCTTATGAGCGAGTTTCAGAAGTTCATGGAGGAACGCGGGAACCGGGACGTCTCCCGGCTCCACACGGCGATCCTGGCTGAGATCCTGACGTATGACCCGGTGCTGATGCAGGCGGACCTGCAGCCCCTGATCCAGGACCCGGAGTTCGAGTATGCCCCGATCGTCCACGCATCCGTCTCCTGTCTCCGGGCCGGGGGGTTCGTCATCCGGCCCCCGTATCAGCCAGGGGACATTGTCGTCGCGGTCGTCATCGAGCGCGGGATCGACGGGGTCTTCGCGACCGGGGAGAAGGCGGACCGGGTCGGCGCCAGGAAGCACAGCCTGACAGACGCAGTCGTGGTCGGCGGGTTCACACCTCGCCCCCGTCCGCTTCCGGAGCAGCACGGTGCCGATCTCCTCATCAGCACGGAGAATGGAGTGAACAAGATCGTCATGGACCCGGAAGGAAACATCACCGTTTATTCGGAGGGTATCGTGAACATCGACGCACAGTCAATCAATCTGAACTCAGGTTCAGCAGAGGAAGAGCCGGAGGATCCGTAATGCCAGGAGTAGTCAGGCTCGGCGACGCCCATGCAGGGGTCTGCAGTCACGGGCTGCCGTGCTGCCCGCACATCGTCGCCGGCGGCTACGTCAGCGCGTCTGGTGATGTCAGCGCCGACGGCCGGGGGGTGGTCCGGGTTGGGGACCTGGTGGTCCACTCCTGCCCGCACTGCGGGGTCGGGGCAGCGGTCGGCGGCAGCGGGACGGTCACGGCGAACGGTCGCGGGGTGCACCGGGTCGGGGACGCAGTGGGCTATCCTGGTGGCGCCGGGGTCGCCATCACAGGAAGTGAGGATGTGAACGCCGGATGAAGTCGCTCTACCTTGACCCGGAATCCCGCGATCTCGTGATCAATGATCGGATGGGTTTGCAGATGGTGTCCGGCACGGATGAGGCAGCACAGCACCTCCGGCTCCTGCTCGCGACGCGGATGGGGGAGTGGTTCCTGAACATCCGGCATGGGCTGGACCAGGGGGAACTCCTCGGGCAGAAGATGCCTGCAGCAGAGAATCGGATCCGGGCCGCGGTCTACGACGCCGTGAAGCAGGATTCGCGGGATATCCGCATCCAGTCGCTTGACCTGGAGCATGATGCCCATGCTCGGACCCTGACCATCCGGCTCACGGCGACGGTCGACCAGACACCTGCGACCGTAGAGGTAACAGTATGACGGAATTCGGACTGACGGAGAAGGGGTTCGCTCCAAAACGCTACGCGGACATCCTGCCGGAGAAGGAGCGCCGGGCACGAGAACTGTTCGGCAACGACGCGAACCTCTCGGACTCCTCGCCGCTCGGCATGCTGGTCCGGCTGAACGCCTGGGACGAGGCGGCCGTCTGGCAGCAGATGGAAGAGGTCTACTTATCCGCGTACGTCTCGTCGGCAGAAGGGGTCAGCCTCGACCGGAAGTGCCAGGATATCGGCATCATGCGTCAGCTGGCGACCCGGGCCACCGGGACGATCCAGTTCTCCGGGGTTGACGGGACGCAGGTCTACCCGGGGATTGAGGTGCAGACCGCGACGGGGATCGTGTACAGGACGACGACGGCTACCACAATCTCCGGGGCTCTTGCCCGGGCCGATATCGAGGCCGTCGCCGCCGGGGTTGACGGGAACGTCGGCGCCGGAGCGATCTCCCGCGTTGTTTCCCCGATCGCGGGCGTCATTGCCGTAACCAACCCTGACCCGACCTCGGGCGGCCGGGACGCCGAGACCGACGCGCAGCTCAGGGAGCGGTACGTCCGCAGCGTCTCGAAACCCGGCGGAGCATCCGCAGCGGCAATCGAGGCGGCGCTGCTCGACATCGAGGGGGTGCTCGATGCAGAGGTCCGGCAGAATGTCACCCTGGAGACAGACCCGGTAACCGGGATCCCGCCGAAGGCCATCGCGCCGATAGTGTGGGGTGGCGACGCCGACGGGATCGTTGATACGCTGTACACGGTGAAGCCGGCGGGGATCCAGTGCTGGGGAGAGGACGAGGTGCACGAGCTCACCGATAGCCGCGGAGTTACGCACACGATCGGGTTCACCCGCGCGGCCCTCGTGCCGGT